ATAGCAGCCGCATGGTCTTCAGAGTTGTCCCCCTCAGCCAGCCCCAACAAATGTCTAAACATCGAGTCATATAATCTACTTAGAGGGAAACCTCTTTTCCAGTTGTTGTCTCCGTAAAGCTTTCCGCCATCTTCAAATCTTTTTGCGAGACGGCGAAGGGCGACCGGAGGAATAAGGCTGGGTCGTCCCCGTCCATCGTCCCCGTCACGCTTAGCCCCTGTTGAGAAATCTCTAGTATATCCTTGGTTTGGTAGTTCTTTGGTGTCCATAATTTTTTAATAGTATTAGTTCTAAAACAATAGTTATCTACTCGGAGTAGTCGTGCCATCCAAGCGTTCATCAGTGCGTCTTGTTCAGTCATCCCTGCTTTCTCGTAACATGTTACGACGGTCTCCCATGTGTATCCATCCTTCTCCAGTATCCGTTCCGCTTTCACCACACCCACGCCGGGTACTCCGCTGTATCCATCCGTATGATCTCCTGCTATGGTTTGTATCAAGTGATAGTTATCTGCTTCCTCTTCGCTAGGGTGGTGATACTCCCCACGGTTGTAGTCGTAGAAAATACCCGGCACACTCTTGAAGTCTTTGTCTATACTAACAACGATAGTCTCTTCATCCATTGCTTTATCAGTAGCTAATATAGATATAACATCGTCCGCTTCTAAGTTCGCCCACAACACACCACCTAACTCGTCTATGATCCACTGCTTTACTTGTCGTAAGATGATGGGCAAGCGGGACTTAGCACGATTAGCTTTGTAGTCTGGGTTTAATTTACGACGGAAGTTCGCACGGTCACTCAGGCACAGCACTACATTCTCCGTCTTTAATTGTTCTTGGAACTCTACGATGCGATTGATAACACGAGCTTTAGCTAGTGCCATGTCGGCGTGTACCGTCCACAGTTCGTCTTTCCATTGTATAGATTCTTCGGCGACCACCGACGCCTCGAAAGCGAGGACATCAGCGTCGATCAGTAATGTTGTTTTAGTGGTTTTGTTACTCATAGTAGACACTCCAGTTGTTTTGGTATTTTTTATATTTTGATTTGCTTGGGTTGTCAGGGTATAGCTTGATCGTCTTACTGTTTATCAATGACCTCGGTATCATCCACCACTCTTTTAATGGAGAGATATAAATACCTACAACATCTATATCATCAGACATATGTCCTTTGGTTGACGCACCGCACGACGAGTTGACTGTATAAGCAGCCCCGTCTCGTACTGATGTACTTTTTATTTGTACCTTTAAGTCTCCAGCTGGACAAGTGACAATGAAGTCCCAAGGCATCGGCGTTGTGGGGGTATGTGGTTCGAAGTCACGCTCTAAACATTCAGCTATGAAACGTGTCTCTGCTATTGCTCCGATCCGTTGTGCGTTTGATGATGGCATCTTATCGTTGTATTGTTGTCTCCAATCGTAATCGACCGTAAGGTCTTGCTTATCATAGACATCGGCGAGGGTAGTGTACATATCATATTCTATCTCTGTCATAGTTAATGTGTCTCAGCCCAGTTGTTACCGATCTTATACTCACCGTCCAACGGTACGTTCAGCTTAAGTTGTTTCCCTGCGTGTTGGATAGATTCAACGGCTAACTTACCGAACGCTTCTGCTTTATCAGGCGTAACCTCTGCTTGGAACTCATCGTGGATGTTCGCTACGAATGCATACTCTCTGCCGTGTTGCCATCTCAATCCATTCAGTAAATGAAACTGTTGGATCAACGCTACTTTCATACATACCGCACCAGCCGATTGTAATAACATATTCAAGGCTGCGTGACTACTTCGTATCGGTAGGATGCGTCCGTCTAAACCGATCAACTCTCCGCCGTTCTTTACTTTGCGTTGTACATCAGCTTGTAAACGAGCGAGTGCTGGTAGACTACCGAAGAACTTACGCTTTAGTTTCTGTCCTTCCGCTGCTCCTCCTCCAATTATCTGACCCATCTTCTGGTCACCAGCACCATACAAAAGTGCATAGATCATAGTCTTAGCTTGGTCCCTTGTTTCTAAACCTGCTGCCTTTTGATTGACGGTGTGTACATCTCCTTCCGTTACGATCTTAGCGTACTCTCCTCTGTCGTAGAACGCCATGTAGTGTGCAAGCATACGAAGCTCAAGTCCTGATGCATCACACCCTACTAACTTGTAACCGTTACGCACTGTGAATAACTCACGACACTCCGATCCGTAGTCAGCTCGTACACTGGGTACTTGTGCTACATTAGGATTGCTGTGTGTACATCTACCAGTAACAGCTCCGTTGGTGTTGACGCTACCGTGGATCACTCCGTTCTTTTGTAACTTCAACCACGCTTGTTGACCCTCTGCTAACTGTCCAAGTCTTTTCTGCACTAATAGATAAGATAACAAATCCTCTGCTATAGGGTGGTCGATACCACGTAATACAGATTCATCTACCTTATAAGATACACCGTCGTTCTCAGTAGGCAGTTCATAACCAAGACCCATCAATCGTTCAGCTATCTGCTTACGACTGCCCGGATTAAACGGTATCTCTTTCACTGCGTTGCCTTGTTTCTTAGCGTCCTTTACCAGCGTCTGTTTCAAACCACGACTCTTCAGCTCCTGCTTCAATTCGTTCTTTGTCTTACGTTGGATAACCTCTACACTATCATCACTTACAATCTGTAGTGTCCAACCAGCTGGACTCTTCATCTCTACCTGTGTAGGTTTCCATTGATTCTGTAAGTCAGTGGTCAGCTTCGCTCGGATACCCATTAGCTTGGCAGTCAGTACGTCTGCTTTATCCAGATCAAACTTAAACCCGTGTCGCTCTTGCATAGAGATAACAAACCTGAACCAATGTTCTATAGCTATCATCTCTCGGCTGGGTTTCTGCTTGAATAGATAGTCGTACAGCAACTGAGTAACGATAACATCTCTCTCACAGTACTTCCGCATCTCTTCGTTGTAACTGTTGAACGCTCCGTCTTCCTCTCCGTAAGTCAGCTTCGTTGTGCTACCCATCCTGTGTCCCCACGCTTTCAACGAGTGACTACCAACGAGTGCTTTGTCGAATCCGTTCCGTCCGAAGTCATCGTTCCGTAGATCAGGAAACACACAGCGACTAACAACAAGTGTATCTAATACTTTAATCAGTGGTGGCGAGAAACCGTACAGCTTCTTCAACGCTGGTATATCGAAGTCGATTACGTTGTGTCCGACGATACGATCTGCTTTCTGTAGCTCTAACAATCCACGCTCTATACTTTCCCCGTGAAACGTCAGCATCTTCGGCATCATTGGATCGTAGATAGACAGACAGTGTACGGTGTGAAGGTCTGAGTAGGTGGACCAATCGTTAATGGCGTTGGTCTCTATATCAAAGAATAGTGTTCGTGTCATACTTCCTCCTCCAATGTTTTACTAGCTTGTCCGTACATAATATACAGCTCCTCATTATCCTTTAGGTACTTCTTAAGTATCTTACGAACAACAAAGTTTAACTCTTCGTGTTCATTTAAATCTAATTCTTTGTAAGTGTCCCTAAAGTATTTACTGTCAACTTGTAGTCGTCCTTCTTGGAATCTCAAGTAATTAACTAACTCTGCTTCTGCTCCGTTAATCATAGCACTTGCAAGAAACTCTATCTGATTATCTGTTAATGGTTTCATTTCTTAGAATGGGTTATTGGTTTCATCGTTTGTTGGTTTGAACACATCAGGAGTGTATCTACCTGTATCACCGCTGTAATACAAAGTGTCGCAGTGTCCTGTCTGTCCGCTGAATCTGTTCTTCAGTACTCGAACTCGTGTCTCGTTGCTTATTGTTTCGCTTTGTTGGTTACGTTCCAGACCGATCACCATGTCACTTAGCTGTGCGATTGCTTGGCTACCTCTTAGGTGGTGCAGACTTACTCGTCCTCCTTCTTCGTGTCCACTATCGACACGCTTCAGATGGCTGACCAGTACCATACCACATCCTGTCTCTTCGACTAAAGAACGTAGCTTGGTCATAGTGTTGTCGATCAATCGTCGCTCGTCGTCTCCTTGGATACCACTAACAACAATCGATAGGTGGTCTAAGAATATCCACTTACAATCGTACCCCTTCACTAGATACTTTATCTTACCTAGTAAGTTGTCGCTATCCATCGAGCCGAAGTGATCGTAGGTGTAAAAGTTCCCGTTACCTACCGTCTCTTCAAACGCTGGTCGCAGTACCTCCTCACTTGTATCGTCTTCCTCTAGGTGGATAGGTTTGTTTATGTGGATGCCCATGATACCAAGAGCTGTGCGTCGTACACTTTCTTCAAGAGCGATGTATCCTACCTTCTCGTTTAATCCAAGGATGTGGTGAGCTATCTCTCTACAAAACAACGACTTACCGATGCCACTGCCAGCACACACGGTAACTAGTTCTCCTTGTCTCAGTCCAAGTGTCAGCTCGTTCAATCCGGCATACGGATACGGTATAGACTTACTGTTTTCTCTGTCAGCTATGACATCCCACAGTTCTTTACCGTTTACGATACCGTCTGGTCTGTACTCTCTAGCATCGAACAAGCAACTGACTAACTCCTTTGCTCGTCCAGCTACTAACATATCCGACGGGTCTTTCAGTGGTATCTCTGCGATGTACGCTTTTCCGGGTGTTAAAAGGGCTGCACATTCTGCTGCTCCCTTTCGTCCGACATCATCCATATCAAAACAGAAGACCACTTGTTCGTACCTGTCTAACCAATCGATTGCTTGAGCTACATATTTCTTAGCTGCTCCTGCTCCGTTCGGTACAGATACGACAGGCCACTTGTTATCCATAGCTTGACTGGTACTAAGAGCGTCGATCTCTCCTTCCACTACAATGACACGACGACCGCCGTCACGCCACAGGTGCTGACCGTACAATCCTAGTAGCTCACCTTTTATGTGGAACTTCTTGTTAGGTGTACGTATCTTTTGTCCGCACGTCTTGCCGTCTCGTGTCTTATAGTTTGCTATCTGTACAGGTTCACCGTTATACACACCACACCAGTACCCCCACTTCCGACAAGTGTCTTCAGTCAGGTTGCGTCGTGCTATAGCTTGTGGTTTTCCTTGTACATAATCTCTCGGTGTTGGGGAAGGCTTGGTTTCGTTCTTCATTCGTCCGGCTCCACGATGATCGTCGCAACTGAAACAATGGGTGCTACCGTCGTCGTTAGTGGAGAGAGCGTCTGAACTTCCGCACTTATCGCAGGGTTGGTGGGTGGTTGTGAAAGCCATGATTTTGGTATAGTTTTATTTGCATATTGTATGTTTTTCTTTTCGCACCAAGCAGCGTAGGTGGTGTTGCTTCCTTTACGAATCTTATTAAAAGCATTCATAAATACTAGTCGTATGTCTAGATGTGGATGTT